CATATTGACAAAGCAATCGCAGCTATTAAATATGACATGGGCGAGCGCTTGTACACCGCGGAGCAAATGAACGCCTATGGCCAGGCCTGCTTTGAGGAGGGCTTGGCGAACCGTTCACCGGCACTTCGAGAAAGTAGTCCACAACCAATACCATATCACCTTGGTTGGATCGCTTGGGCTTGAGGAAGCTGCCCAAGCCCTCGGTCGGCAGTTTGTTGGATAGTTTTACAACACAGCCTGCCCGTGCAGCACTTGAGGAAACGAAATTAACACTGAATAGATTATGTACCTAGTTCATGAGTATGCTGATGCTTATCATGAAGTGCAATGCTCAATGGATGAGGACAACCCTAAACTGACAAAAGAATTGAAGGCAATTCAGATTGGCTTTGGCAAAGAGATCAGGACAAAACTTGAAGCTGCCACAGCGGGTGAGCAGCACCCAGCACAGGCCAAGCCCTGCATCTGGACACCAGTAGACGGTGTATGGATGCCGAACATGTATGACAGTGCCTGCGGTGAGGTATGGTACTTCGAGTTCGGTGGCCCCGAAGAAAATAACGTACGCTTTTGCCAAGGGTGTGGCGGAAAAGTTCAGATTAAGGAAACACCATGAACCACATCGAAGGTATGACATGTTTATGGAAACGCATTAGCCAGTATACCTATAGCACCGCGTGTGGTGGAAAGGTGACTTTCTTTCTTGGTAGGCCAGAAGATCATGTTTGCACCTGTGGCAAACCAGCAAGGAGTTAATGATTCGTAAATTACCTGGAGAGAACCAATGACAAAACCAAATGAATCAGACTACACCAGCCACGTTGCCTACACCCGTGCTCTGGAGGAATACTGCAAGGGACTTGAGGCAGAAAACAAAGCACTACGAGAACTACTTGCAGAAGCTACCACAGACGCTGAGTACTACGCTCAGTATGCAGGCGAATGAGAGGCACCATCGCTGGAGTATCGTTACCGACAACGTAGCTAAAGACTATGCGTTAAGTCAAAAGATTACAAAAAATTGTAGTCATGTGGGAAGAAGGGAGTGCTACCATATTCCTTCCCAAAAACTTCCAGGAGTAGTTAATGAGTCCGACCAAACTTCAAGTACAACAACCTGATGACTCTGACTTAATACAGATCAAACGATCTGAACTTAATCGGTTACAAGAGTTAGCTGACCGTTACTTAAGCATGGGAGGGTACAGTAAACAGAACATACCTAACAGTTGTTTAAGTAGGAGCAAGTCAAGTGGCAACCCGCAACCTATTAAATAAAGCTAAACGTAATGAAGAGAGGGAGACTGTAAAGAGTCTTGTATCTCTTCTTCCTAAGATACGTGTCCAGTCACGTAAAGAAGACTACCTAGCAACACTGGACGATGCGGATAAAAGGAGAGTCCTCTTACGGGAGTACTTCAGGAAACTCAGGAGAAAACGTCCAGCCTACGACATGCACAAGAGGTTAAGTTGGCTTGTATCTTCCACCCCCTTTCCCCAGTTGTTTGAGTTCCGAGAAGGTGACGAAGAGTTGTTTGCTGACTGTAACGTAGTCAGGTTCACAAACTTTCTTTCAGCGTACAAGTTGTACATAAGCCTACTCAAGTTTGAGATAGGTAGGGCAAGAAGTCTAACAACAGCTAGTGCTTACAGGAACCCACGTAGAGAGGAACCATGAACTACAAGACAAAGATAATTTCTGATACAGCTTGCCCACAGTGCAGAGAACACGGAAGAGACAGTACCGGGAATCACCTGATGCTGTTCAGTGATGGTGGTGGTTACTGCAACAAGTGTGGTTATGTACAACATTCCGATAAACACCACTCACAACTACAACAAAGAAAGCCAAGTACCCCTATGAGTCTTAACAAGTACCGAGATCTTCCATACAGAACCTTGGAAGATCGGGGAATCAAAGCAGATGTGTGTGAGGTCTACGGTGTAACCGTTCAGTGTAGTGAAGAGACAGGTGAGATTACAGAACATAACTACCCTGTTACTTGTGAGGGTGTACTCATTGGGTACAAGGTACGAAGATTACCCAAGGTCTTCAAGAGTGTTGGTGACTGCAAAGGTAAGGTTGACTTGTTTGGACAGAACCTTACGGCAGGAGGTAAGAGACTGCTTATAACTGGTGGTGAGTTGGATGCAATGGCTGCATACCAGATGCTCAAGGCCAAGTATCCTACCTATGAACCAAGTGTCGTATCTCTCCCCAAGGGTGAGAACGTAGGTGCAGTAAGTGACAACCTTGAGTGGGTGAATAAGTTTGAAGAGGTCATCATCTATACAGACATGGATGCACCCGGACGTAAGTGTGCAAATGAGATAGCTGAACTGATTGGCCCCAAAGCCCGCATCATGACCACATCCCTCAAGGATGCAAGTGACATGCTCAAGGACGGGAAGCAAGCAGAGTTCATCAACAGTTACTACACAGCTAAACCCTATACCCCTGATGGTTTCGTTACAGTTGAAGATGTCTTTGACAAGGCAACAGCAATGCCCAAGTGGGGTAAGCCTTGGCCTTGGCCCAGCCTGACCAAGTTAACCTATGGACGTAGGTTGGGTGAAGGTATTTACGTTGGTGCTGGTGTTAAGTGTGGCAAGAGCAGCTTCATTGACCAACTTGTATACCACATCACTGACACTGAGAAGAGCAAAGTAGCGTTGTTTAAGTTGGAGGAAGATCCAGCAATGACTGTCCGTAAGGTAGCAGGGTTGTACATGAGGAAGCCCTTCCACAGACCTGACGGATGCTTCACACAGGAGGAACTTATTCAGGGCGTAAACATGGTACGGGATAAGGTCATGCTCTTTGACAGCTATGGCTCTACAAGTTGGGATAGATTAAAGAGTGCTATCCGTCATGCAGTTGTAGCTGGTGGTTGTCAGGATGTAGTCATTGACCCACTCACCAGACTTACAGTTGGGATGGATGCAGCCGAAGTTAACACTGAACTTGAAAAAGTTGCTGATGAGTTGGCAGCAATGGCAAAAGATCTTGGATTCTTCTACATTGTTTGTGCCCACCTGAAGGCACCTACAACAGGCAAACCACACGAGCTAGGGGGTGCAGTACACTCCAGCCAGTTTGCAGGTTCTAGAGCGATGATGAGGGCTTGCTTCATGATGCTTGGCATCGAACGTAACAAAGACCCGGAGCTTGATGATGTACAAAGGAATACGAGTTCGTTTGTTCTCCTTGAAGACAGAACTTTTGGAAACATTGGGAGATTCCCTGTCTTCTATGATCGAAACACAGGACTCTATCTGGAACCCGCAGCAGTGGCTTCCAGTTTCTAAGCCAACCCTAGGTGGGTATCGGAACCAGTGTCCGGGTTGTGGCTACTACTTCAACAGTAATGGTGCCTTTGACAAACACAGAACAGGTAAGCATGGGGTTAACCGACACTGTCGAACCCCTGAAGAAATGATAGGCAGGGGTATGGTCATCAGCAAGGATGGCTTCTGGATGGCAAGTGAAATGGATTCAGAGTACAAACAAAGGAAAGTAGATGCAAAACTTAGGAAGACCTCTGATCTTTGACATCGAAGGAAATGGACTTAGACAAAGCATCACAAAGATCTGGTGCATTACCATAACAAATGGGGTTGAGACAAGACACTTTGACCCTACAGGGATTGAACAGGCAGTACGGATTCTTGATGGCAAATGGATCTGTGCCCACAATGTGTTTAACTATGATCTTCCTGTCCTTAAACGTTTCTTCCCTTGGTTCAATCCAAGTAAGGTAGATGATACCTTCATCCTCTCCAGCTTGTTTGAACCTGACAGACTTGGGCATGGGCTTGAGAGTTGGGGTGAACAGTTCGGAGTACCTAAACCTGAACATGAGGACTGGTCTAAATACAGCCCTGAGATGATGATGAGGAACATGGTTGACGTACAGATAAACAGCCTTGTTTGGGATCACCTGAACAAGGAACGGACAAGTGGCTGGGACTGGGAACAGGCCATTGACCTTGAGTACAACATAGCCCAGATCCACGTTAAGCAAGAAGACAACGGAGTTGGTTTCAACCGTAGAGCAGCCATTGACCTGAAGGAAGTCATTGAAGCGGAACTAACAGAACTAACTGACTACATCCTTCCACGTATCCCCAAGGTAATTAAACCACAGGGAGCGACTATCACCAAGCCATTTAAGAGGGACGGAAGCTATTCTAAGATGGTGACGGATTGGTTAACCCAGAGCAATCCCGAGTGTGTCACTGGCCCCTTCACCCGTCTGTCCTACGAAGACTGTAACCTGAACTCCCACCAACAGGTGAAGGACTACCTTCTTACTCAGGGCTGGACACCTACAGAGTTTACCGACAAGGGTAGCCCCAAGTTAACAGAGGACTCCTTTGACAGTGTGAAGGGAGAGATCCCCGAGAAGGTTACAAGACGTAACGTACTCCTTCACCGTACACGGATGATTGAGAACACAACCAAGGATGGAAAGGAGAAGGGACTCCTGAACCTTATCAGACCTGACGGACGTATCACAGCAGGGGGTATCCCCCAAGGGACTCCAACAGGCCGTTACAGGCACCTTGGGGTTGTAAATATACCTAGGGTAGGGTCTATGTATGGAGCAGAGATAAGGAATCTATTTATCCCCCGTGCTGGCTGGTTATTCCTTGGTGTTGATGCAATGGCACTTGAACGAAGGATTGAAGGACACTACTGTTACCCATTCACAGGAGGTGTTGAATACGCTAAGACACTGCTTGAAGGAGACATCCATCAACGCAATGCAGATATGCTCAAGTGTGATAGAGCAACAGCAAAAACTTTTGCCTATGCAATAAGTTACGGAGCACAGCCTAAGAAAATCTCACAAAGTTTGAGATGCACGGTAATGAGGGCAAGAAGGTTGTTCAACACCTTCTGGAGAACTAACACAGCATTATTAGGATTTAAAGAAGACGTAACAGATGCTTGGGAAAAACGAGGGGGCTTGAATGGCGGGTACTTAAAAGGACTCGACGGACGTAAACTCTATGGTCGTTCACCCCATAGCCTAGTCAACCTTATGTTCCAAAGTGCAGGAAGCATCGTATGTAAAACAGCAGCAATCATGCTCAACAAATGGATCATAGAAGAGAAGCTTAATGCCAAACAGGTAATCTCAATGCACGATGAGCTTCAGTTTGAAGTACATCCATCATCGGTAGACAGACTTAAAGAGTTGAGTGAACTAGCTTTTGTTAAAGCAGGTGAACACTTCAACTTAAATGTACCTATGGGTGGCGAAGCAAAGGTTGGGAAGTCTTGGAAAGAAACACATTAAAGTGGACAATCCAAGTTTAGTGAGTGTTAGTAGTGTTTAACTTAGAGGAAATTATCATGGCTTTAAAACGAATCAACACAGGTTCAAAAGAGAAGAGTTCCAACGTAACCTTTGAAGCTCTCCCACCCGGTGAGTACGAAGGTCGTCTTGTTTACATTGCAGATCTTGGACTTCAATCCCGAGACTTCAAGGGTGAAGAGAAACCACCTTGCCAACAGATCAGTCTTGGTATTGAGATCTGTGGACAGAGTGTAACAATTGACGAAGAGGAAGTACCAAAGATGCTTTGGACTAAACCTTTCAATATCTTTGCAACTCTCAATGACAAAGGTCGTGAGATGGAGTACTACCAGGTGTTTAACCCCAAGGCACAAGACGGCACTGTTGCAGACTGGGATTCAGTTATGGGTGATCCCTGCTCTGTGTACATTTCTAACCGTGAAGGTAAGGGTGAGTACCAGGGTAAGGTCTTTGAAGAGATTGCTAAGGTTAGCCCCATCCCCGCCAAGTACAGAGCTGGTGTCCCTGAAGCAAGGATTACTCCTTGTATCGGTGATGCAGAGGAAGAAAACAATGCTGCAACAAAGGCAATGTACGGACTTACAAAGTATGTTCATGCAAAGCGTCTTGATGATATACCCTTCTAAGGATGTAGATGAAATTACTTATAGACATGGACATTTTGGTCTATAGGGTTGCTTGTACTTGTGAGGATGAGGTAGAACAAGTTGCTTACTGGCGTATGGAAGACTCCCTAAAGGAGATGTTCGATGCAATAGGTACAACTAACTTTACCGGGTTCCTTACGGGTCGGGACAACTTCAGGAAGACCCTTGATCCAACTTACAAGGCTAACCGTACACAGGAAAGACCTAAACACTGGCAAGCCTGTAGAGACTACTTGGTGAAGAAGCACAAGGCCGTTATTGTTGACCACTATGAGGCTGATGATGCACTAGGGTGGAGTCAAATACCTGAAACTGTTATCTGTTCCATTGATAAAGATCTTCTGATGATTCCCGGTAAACATTACAACTGGGTAAAGAAAGAGTTCAAGACAGTGACAGAAGAGGAGGGAATGCAGACCTTCTTTAAACAGCTACTCATTGGAGATACAAGTGACAATGTGTTTGGCATACGTGGGATAGGCCCAAAGAAAGCAGAGAAGGCTTTGGGGGAGTTGTTTAGCACGGAGGAATTGTTTGAGAAAGTACGGAGCATGTACGATGACGACAAGAGGCTTCTTCTTAACTGCAATCTGTTGTGGATCATGCGGAAGGAAGGGGAGATGTGGCAAGACCTCTTTCCGAGCCTTGCAGCAATGCTCTTTAACTCAGCGGAAGAGGGGGTGGAGGTGTGAAGAACTACAGGGTTGACATGAGTAGGTTAGTCAGGGATAAACAAAGGTTCAAGTCTTTGTTTGAAGTACTGATCTCCAAGACACTGGGGAGTAGGGCTACTTACGAACCAGATAAGTTCACGTACAGCATACCTGCAACCAAGCACATTTATACCCCTGACTTCAAGCTAAGTGAGGGTGCTTACATTGAAGGGAAAGGGATCTGGGATGCAGCAGACCGAAAGAAGATGCTACTGGTTAAAGCCCAGTACCCAGAGATCCGTTTCTACATGTTGTTCCAGAATGCACACAAGAGACTGAGTAAAAAGAGCAAGACAACTTATGCTAACTGGTGTGATAAGCATGGGTTGGAGTGGGGCCACATGCCATCGGGTATCCCGAAGCATTGGCTAGAGTAGACGTAACTTAAGAAAGGAAAGTATGACAACATTGATTTCATTTATCCACGAGAAAGACGGAGAACAGGTGGAAACAGTCCATCAGAGTGTAACAACTGAGTTCACAAGGGACAACCTTATGGAGAAGTTCCGGGACTTCCTAAGGACAATTGGGTACAGGTTTGCATCAGAGTCAGGTGAGCAATCACCCTGTGCTTCCTGTCCCCATAGCCAACAATCCCTTGAACTGGAGTAAAAGATGGCAGAAGAACTTAAGCCCAAACGTAAGTACGTCAAGAGTGCAAAGAGTGTGAAAGTTGGTAGGCCAAAGAAGGCAAGTCCAACTGCTTTGATGATGGTTGGTACATCTCCTGAGGTAATATTAAGAGCTGAAACAACTATAGTCTGTATTCTTAACTCACCATCATCTACCGAAGCTAAAGTAGCTGCATTTGCAGCACTACAGGGTATGTGCAAGGTTGAGAACGTAACTATAAGTGACTGCAACTTTACCAATTAAGGGGCTACACCCCTGACACCCCCCTGTTTATGTGAGAGTTGGCAGGGGGGTGTCTTTTTTGCTGTATACTTCAGCCATTGTTGTGACAGACAATGATCTGTAAGCCGTTTACTCATACATCCTACCGCTTAGGCAACTAAGTGGCTGTCACTAGGGTGTAGTAGTAAACGGCTTTTTGTTTGTCATAACGGTACAGCTTACGCTCATGCGTCTTATGCTCGATCCGGGTAAGCTGATTACGTACTAGGATGACACTCAAAGTACAGCCCCGTCGAAGTCAGTGGGGGGAGTCTGACCCAGTTGGATATGGGGTTAGCACTGACCAGCTTGTAGGAACCTTCAGCTTACGGCACTCAAGTTAAAGCTTGGGAAGGAGACCCCATCCTACGGTTACAGACCTTGGGCTGGGTCTCTGTTCCTAAGTTAAAGTAGTCTCTCTTAGGAGAAGCCCTACGGAGCCTGAAGCTACGAAGTAGCTGAAGGCGTAAGTAGGAAAAGGTAAGGGTGGTTTCTAGAAGAGTCTTCTGGAAGCCCTTACTGTTGTTCTTCCATGAGATTACCGAACTCTTGCATAGTCCTTAGCTTTTGCTGCATAGCAGCAGGGCCAGATCCCCCTTGCATCCACCTTTGCATGGCTGTAGTCGTCCGTTTAGGAACACCCCTCTTAACACTAGCCATGATCTCACTTGGTGACATACCCAGCTTCACCATACGTTCAAGGGCTGCATCTCCGTACTCCCCTTTAGACATGATGGAATCCAGAAGCATATCCACTGCCTTCTGTTTCTTACCAGCTAGTACCCGGTTCTCTGTATCCAGAAGGTAGGTAGCATCCTGTGCTCTTGCCCTCTCTAGGGTTCTTGAACCAATTACGGTAGAGAGAGTTTCCTTTGGTGTCTGTTCCACAACACCGTAAGACCTACCACCAGGAACCATTGTTCTCCCGTTCTTAAAGAACAGTTCATCAACAACAGCCTTACCCCCTACAAGAGGTACAGCAGCCATGTAAGCCTTACGTTTATCAGCAAGGGTGCTTGGGTGTCCCAGGGTGTCCCCGAGGGCTACTCCCACAGCCTTAGCTGTTGTCCCTGCAAAGGCAATGGCAGGGAAGAAGTCAATCATGGCAGACTTACCACCGTTGAG